AATTCTGGAGCACCTCATTTTTGAGGGGAACAACACTTGATAATTGTATTGTCATAGTCGATGAGTTTCAAAACTTGAATTTTCACGAATTAGATAGTATAATAACAAGAGTTGGTGAAAATAGTAAAATTTGTTTCTGTGGTGATGCATCTCAGACAGATTTACAAAAGACCAATGAAAAAAATGGAATCGTAGATTTCCTAAAGATAGTTCGTACAATGCCATCATTTGATATTATCGAATTTGGTATTGAAGACATAGTTCGATCAGGACTTGTCAAAGAATATCTTGTCGCAAAAATGCAGTTGGGTATGTAATGTTTAACCATGTTGAATTGAATCTTCCAAAACTTTCGAGAGAAACTATTGACGGAGTTCGTTATTATTCTGTGCCTGATGAAGATGAACTACTAAAATTAGTTTCAATCACATCAGTTACGAGTCATTTCAATCGAGAGATTTTTATTAACTGGCGAAAAAGAGTCGGTAATGAAAAGGCAGATCGTATTACAAAAGCTGCAACTACTCGCGGTACAGACTATCATACACTTACAGAACATTTTCTGAAGAATGATAATTTGCCAAATGTGAAACCTATCTCTGAGTTTTTATTTAAGATTTCTAAATCTACACTCGGTAGGATAGATAATATTCACACATTAGAAGGTTCACTCTATAGCAAACAACTTGGTATAGCAGGAACTGTTGACTGTATCGCAGAGTATAACGGAGAGTTATCTATAATTGATTTTAAAACATCAGCAAAACCAAAACCCAGAGAGTGGATCGAACATTATTTTGTCCAAGCGATGGCATATGGTTGTATGCTATATGAACTGACTGGTATATCTGTTAAAAAATTAGTAATTATTATGTCATGTGAAAACGGAGAATGTGTTGTCTATGAAGAATACGACAAAGGAAAATACATCAAACTACTCGGAGAATATATTAGTAAGTTTGTTCAAGATAAACTGGAGCTCTATGGAACCCAATAAAGAACTTGAGAAGGCCATTGAGAAAAAGTTTCTGACACCTCAGAAGTTTGCTATTGAAATTGAAAAAATAGTGGCAGAAGAGGAATTCAATTATATTGATGCGATTTGTTACTATTGCGAAAGTAACAATCTTGAGATAGAATCAGTAACGAAACTCATTTCCAAATCACTCAAGGAAAGACTAAAGTGGGATGCAACTCGTCTCAACTTTATGAAAAAAACAACTCGTGCTAGACTACCTTTATAATGCAAGTATCTAAATCTGAATTAATTCATCATCGTTTACAAGCAATGCTTCGTGAACACTCTTTTTCTGATCTTAAGTATCTTGGTGTTAGACCAGATAGTATCGGTATAGATCAACACTGGTATCAAATAGGAGAAGCAGAAGTTCCTGTTGATGCAATTCAAGAACTAGAAAGTGAAGAGACTGACGATGAAAGTGACACCATTTGAAACTTACCAAACATATCTTTCCATTAAGAATCATTTCTCAAGTCCGAGATATGATTACTTTAAATACGGAGGAAGATCAAGAGCAAAGATAACCGCCTTCAACAAAAGGAAAGATAAGTATTGGTTTGAAAAGACATCAAGAAAATACCCCGATAATCAAATCGTTGATTTTCTGGTGTCAAATTTTGTAACTGCGAATAATCCATCTAGTTTATGGATAGGTGAAATAATTAATTCTGGTGACAGAACTTATTCTGAGTGGTCACGTAAACAACAAAGTTTGAGTTACATATTTAAAGAACAGATAACACAACTGTTTGAAGAATATCAACTCGATGATTTATTTGACTGTTCAAATGGACATCCTCCTGTATTGAAAGAATATTTGGGGGATCATATTGATCTTGAAACTCTTGTCATACTTGAAAAAGTATTTCATTTCCGGAGTCAATTTGATAAAAAACTTGATGATCCTGTGTGGGAAACCGTCAGTATGAAGATAAGGAAATACGATCCTTTCATAAATATTAATGTGTTACAATATAAAAAAGTTTTAAGAGACGTAGTTAATGAGTAAATTTTTTGAGTCAGATATGGTTAAAGATGAGTTGACTGTAATCAATCAACTTCAACAAGAAATCTATTCGACTACAATGAGTTTTCCTAGTATGTCTCGTGAAGACAAATTGGAACACATTGACAAATTGACAGAATTACTTGAAAAACAAAAGATTATGTATGCAAGGTTATCTTTATCAGATGATCCTGAGGCTAAAGAACTTTTAACCACATTGAAATCATCCATTGTATTGATGGGTTTCCCACCAAACATGGACATGAATACGTTTTTTGATAGTGTATATAAGACAGTCCAAACATTAAGAGTGTCTATTGACAAGTAATTTAACTCTGTTATAATATCTAAGTAAATCTACCAAAATCTAAAATTATCCGAGGTAATCCAAATGTCTTTTGCTAATTTAAAAAAGCAATCTAAATTAGGTTCTTTAACCGCTAAGTTGGTTAAGGAAGTGGAGAAGATGAACAGTAACGGTGCATCAGGTGATGACCGTCTCTGGAAATTAGATGTAGATAAGAGTGGTAACGGTTATGCTGTTATTCGCTTTTTACCTGCACCTGAGAATGAAGATCTTCCATTCGTTAAACTTTATTCACATGCGTTTCAAGGGCCCGGTGGATGGTATATCGAAAACAGTTTGACCACATTAGGTCAGAAAGATCCAGTATCAGAGTATAATTCACAGTTGTGGAATAATGGAACTGATGCCGGTAAGGAACTAGCAAGAAAGCAGAAACGCAAGTTGACATATATTTCCAACATCTATGTTGTGAAAGATCCTGCAAATCCTGAGAACGAGGGTAAGACATTCTTGTTCAAGTATGGTAAGAAAATCTTTGATAAACTCACTGCAGCAATGCAACCTGAGTTCGAGGATGAAGAGGCAATCGATCCATTCGATTTCTGGCAGGGTGCTAACTTTAAATTGAAAGCTAAGAATGTTGCTGGATACCGTAATTATGATTCAAGTGAGTTTGCTGCTGTATCACCATTACTAGATGATGACGATGCAATGGAAGCAATCTGGAAGAAAGAACTATCACTTTCTGAGTTTGTTGCTCCTACACAGTTCAAGACATACGAAGAGTTAAAGACTCGTTTAGAGTATGTTCTTGGTAAGAGAGGTGCAAGACCAGTTGCTCAAGATGTAGAGGTTGAAGATGAAGAGTTTGAAACTCCCGTAGCAGCAACTAGAGAAACAGTTGCTTCTGTGGCATCATCCTCAAGTGAAATTGAAGATGACGATACACTGTCGTATTTCCAAAAACTCGCTGAAGACTAAGATATAGGGAGGGCAACCTCCCTTTTTTTATGGCATTGAAAGATTTAAATTTTCAGTTTGAACTGTTTTATCATTTACAAATTGAGATGATTTTCCGTATATCATAATATCTCTAAAGTCATTTAAAAATTGTTGTAGATATTCTTCTTTGAGTACAAATATTAATCTTTTGTCATCATTGAGTCTTGTTTCATGAACGTAATTACTAATACCAGTTCTCACGTTTGTTCCTGATTTTGTTACATAAATTCCAAGAGAATTATCAAAATATTTGACAGTAAAATTAGAATTGACTCTCTTACCTTTGGGAAGTATCAAATTATCATCACTATCTCGTATTTCTCTTGTTTCAAAATATCTTATATCGTCTAATCCTGCACCATATTTGTTAGCAGCATAATCATACACTTCTTTGCTATCTAAAGGCCATTCATCACGAATATTAATAATACCCGCACATGTTATAACAACCCAATCTAATGATGGTGAACCATATAATTCCTCTGCAACAATATCTGGTCTCGATCCCATTGGTATTTCATACTTATTAAAGACAGTCAATACATTTTGTAAGTCTTCTCTTAATTTAACACGACGAAAGAAGTTTTTAACCTCAATATAATCTAGTGAAGAATTTTTGTCACTTAAAAATGACGGATATTTTATATTTGGTAATTCTCTAAAGTAAGACATTAGAAACCAACACCTCCTGCATCATCATAATCCACATCATAGATTGGTTCTAATTCTTTAAATGAAAGATCCATTTGCATTGATACTGGTGTTGCATCGTCATAAGTTGTATAAACACCTTCACCTGTATAATTCACTGAACACTGAGTTAAGAAGCATTGTTTAAATTTATGTAGAAATGGATGTTCTTGATTTCCCTTTTTATAACGTAATTCAAATACGTTAGGAGTTTTAAGAAAAACACCTGAACCGCCAACTGATCCTGTATTTTTAGTTTTTGGTGCCATGTTTGATTTGAATGATCTGATAATATTTTTACATTCTTGTGCCTCTTGAGGACTTCGAGGTGTCATTTTAAATGAAAAACTAAAACTTCTTAACGTAGGGCCATTAAATAATAATTCCATATTAGGATTAAAGATTTGACCTGTCTGTCTTGCGAGCAAATCAGCAGCAGATACGTTTGCACCTAAC